GGCTTCTTGAGGAAGCTCTTCCCAGTTAGAATATATTCTTCTGCACCCGTCAATAGCAATCTGTACATCTTCCTGAAACAACTCATAACACCTATGTTCTGTGATGCAGTCTTCTTCTGGCACATGCTTAGAATTTTTAACAGGCAGACCAGCTTCTGGGTCAGTTTGAAGAATCTTATGTCCTATACCTATAGTAGGGTGTCCCTCTGTACAAAGATAAGGGTGAAGCACCTTGCCTTCATCGCTAGCAATTTCTTCGTATAATTTTTTAACATCTACTGTCATGCGTATTTACCTAACAAGTACCCGATTAGAAACCCAACTGCTATTGCTATTTCCATCATTTGCCGTTCTTTTTAATAGCTTGGCTCCCAAAATATACAGAAACCAAGCCGCCTATAGTAAGAAAAAAAATACTGCTCATATCCGTCAGGTTTTTACCGGCATCTTCTAGCTTGAAAATAGACGAAATCATCAGCAAGGCCGGGAACAAAAGAAGCGACAGGAGCGAAAACCATATCATCCGAAGCTGTGCGTCCTGCTTCTGATCCTCATTTTTTAATAGCTCCAGACGGATTTTCCTTTCGGACTCATCGTACTCCTGTTGAGAAATGATATTATCCCCATTAGTGTCCATTTTTGATAGATCGCTATCTGGCTCAACTGTCTTATCCATTTTTTTCCATATCCAGGTATTTCCTTAAATAGTGGTCCGTGATGTAACTATCTCTTTTGCCGACAGTTATCAATGGCTTGTGTCTACGCATAATCGGAGGAACCATAGGGACAATATCCTTACCATGCCTATACATAGTGACACTAGTGTTATCAAGTATCTTTAATCTGCCACATCGGGGCGCACCAAATGTACATATTTCTTTTACTCGTACTTCATCTCTTACTAACAAAGCACCAACAATTAACGCTACAGCACCGCCCAGACTATGGCCTGTCAATGTCATGTCGCTTGGCTTGATTCCTCTTTCAAAACAAACACTCAGAACTTTGGTAACTAAACGCTTTGATGCCTTTAAAAATCCTGCCGGACACCATCCCAGTTCTTTAGTCCATGTGGGGAAAATCCTCAAATCACGAACAGCATCCCACGGTTCATCTGTTCCACGGAAAGCAAAGACATTTTTTCTTACAACAACCTCTATGTTTGCTTCTTCAAAATCAACTTCCTCATAAGCTATCGCACACATTTCACTCAGCTTTTGGTGATTCATCCTCTTCTTCCTTTTCTTCCTTGTTGAGGTCTTTGTAGTAGGTGACGATAGATAAAACCTGACGTATATATCTTTTTAATTCTGACATGTTAACAGAAAGATTCTCGTATCCTTTTGGACTTACTCCGTAATAAACATTCGTAGGAGCTTGCCCGTCTTCCAGATCTTTTAAGTAGTCTCCCATTGTCGCTGGCGTTAACACTTTCCATTCAATGGGCTTCGTCTTAACTCGGTTTGGCAAAGGAGGATGGTAAACTGCCGCAGGCTTGGTGATAGTTACTATTTCGACAGGCTTTGTCTCTGGAACAAAAGAACTTCTGCCGAACATACTGCATCCGCTAGTTAACAGGAGCAGGATTAGTAATACTCTCAAACTCACCTAGCACCTCCTTTGTTCCTTTATTGATAATATTTTCAATCAATTTTGGTTTACGCAAACTCAACATATTCATATCGTGTTTAGCGAACTTTTCTTTTAGCTCTGTAACCTCCTCCCTGGCCTTGTCATTCTGGGTTTGAAGAATACTTATTTGCTCAAATGATCTTTTTTTATCTTCTTCTGCCCTGAGGACTTGCTCGTTTAGCCCTTTGATGCTGTTTTCCAAAAGCAGTTGGTTGTTTGCTGACTGTCTTAATTCTAATGCTATGGCCTCTTTCTCTGCTTCGGACTTGTCATAATATAACTTGAAAGCTCCTGCCGTAATCGCCAAAGCTACGCCAAGTCCTGCGCTAAGTTGCCACATATATCTACTCCTACTCGTAGAGGGGCTGGTTTTTAGAAACTCTCTTAGGGACACAATATGCGGTAACATTTTTCTGGCGGTAGTAAGGTCGATCATTGGGACTCCACTTCCCTTGCTCTATTGCGCTGGCAAATATATTGCACCTATACACATCACGAAACAGCATACCATTGTCGGAAACTACCTCATTATCCACAACGACAACCAGTAAAAACACCATCAACATCTGTGTCTGCCGCATTTTCTAATATTACGTTGTCTTTCTTTTGCCTGTTCTAGCCTTTGTTTTGCCGACTCAAGCCGTGATTCTGTGATGGCCCCGTATAGAAACCAACCTGCCCAGCATAGAAATAACAAAGAAAAAATAATAAACGCAGCAATAGCTCTTTCTTGTAACTTACGATTTCTTTCTTTACGTTTCTTGGTTATATCTTTCAGGTACTGGAGATGGTCCCTTTCTGATTCCTTTCGGATGCGTTCAGCATCTCGCCACACATCTGACATACCAGCCATCATCAGATGGTCTTTGATTTTCCTTTCTATGTTCTTGATCTCTCTGCGTTTGATGGAGAGATCCATAGCTTCTTTAGGAGTTAAGGGGCGTTTTAGCTTTTTCTTTTTCTCCCAGTTGTCTAGTTTTTGAGCCGTTGTGCCGAACTTGCCCAAGAGCGCGGCAGCATCCTGAGCATTGGCTCTACCTTCTTTGAAGGTTGCAATAGTGTTGTTAATCGCTGATATAGCACTGGTAATCGCTGCCAGTTCAGCGAACATGAGGGGTTACCCCAGAAATTTGCTAGCTAGGAAAAGTCCCACTAGAAAAGGATATAAAGCGTAAACGCTCATCTCTATGCGGTTCATCCGCTCTGTTCCACGATCAAGACGCTCTTCGATATTCTTATATCTCAGCGCACACTCTCTTTCGTGGGATTCTAGTTTGCTCATTAATCAGACTCTACCCAAGACGAGCCATTCCACTTTTTGCCAAGAAGGGACTCATCATGGCTATTTATTTTTACATAATTGGCAGGTGGCGAATCAAATGGTGTGTTGTAAGTGGTAATTGAAACGCAAATAGATTGATCGCTAACAGAAGCATATATATTATCACTCATATTCGATAACCTCCCAATAAACTACAGAGCTAGCAGTGACTGTGCTATTACTCCCCGGACCAGTTCCAGCCGCTAAAGCCAAATTTGTCGTAGAGCTAAGATATCCACCCCCAGTAAAACCAGCACCATAAGAAGTATAATTGTCGGATGTGCTATTTGCTTTACCTGCTTGGTATCCGGTTTTGCAGTTAACACTAACAAAAGACTTAGACAGGTCTACCGCAGTAATTGTTACGTTAGAAGTACCAGACGCTGCAAGCGTAGTCTGCCCCCGCTGTATACTTTTGATAACTCTATTTCCTAAAACGGCCATAATTTATTCCTATATTGAGTGCCAACCTATTGTGCTATCCACATAGACAAGCTGAACAGAAGCACCAGAGTAGAGAGTTCCGTCCTCTGTAGCGGAGTCTATTTTCTGAGAGCTTGTTCTGGCAACTGTAACAGTTCCTGCTCCAGCATTAGAGAGAACCACGGTGTCCCCTGCTGATCCTGCTGGCAACGTATGCGTCAATGAACTGCCGCTATTAGAGACATACTGCCCTTTTGCAGCAAGACTTGTGTCTGATGTAATAACAGACCAAGCATTGTAATTTCCTGAACCAGTAGACCACGAAAGATTTCCTGACCCGTCAGTAGTAAGAAACTGACCGTTTGATCCTACAGCGGCAGGGAATGTAATAGTGTACGATGTTGTTGTTCCGTTTGCCTGAAGAGCAACATATTGACCGCCAGAGCTATCCTGAAGCCTGAGATCACCCTGGCTTGTAATGTCTACCTGAGTAAACTCGCCAGCCGCTCCGGGGGTATTGATGCTAGTCCACGACAGAACTCCGCTACCGTTAGTTTTTAATACCTGACCTGAGCTTCCGTCTTCTGGCAAAGTATAGGTAACGCTAGAGCTTACTGTTGCAGGAGCATCAAGACCGATATACTGACCTCCAGCGGCATCCTCCAGCC